CTGACGTGTCATTAACTATGGGTGGTACTGTAGCTGCGAAGATTATCGAAGATCAAGCACAAACCCTTATGGCTGTTTACACTGTTCCAGCAGGTAAGACAGCATACTTACTAAAAACTCAAATGGGGGGTGACAAAGGATCAAACAACGCCGCAATGAAATATTCACTTATGGCTAGAGATACAGACAATGGAAACGTATTCCAAATCAAAGGTATTTCATATACCGCAGGCGGTCAAAGCGTAGTGGTAGAGTATCCAGTTCCGTTAAAGTTTGAAGAAAAGACAGATATTAGAATAGACGTGGTTGCCGCGCAGGGTGGGCAAACTTGTTCTGCAACACTTGATTTAATACTAGTAGATAATCCAGTCTAACTTCAAATTTATGACTGATATAGAAGTCAAAGCTCTTTCACAAAATAATGTAGGTGGTATTATTGACATTATTTTGAAAGATAACTAATATAGCTTATGGGCGAAGAATTAGAAAAAGCAGGCTATCATCCTGCTGATGTAAATGGCGATAATGTAGTAGATGCAGAAGAAAAAGCAATGTTCTTAGAGTTTAAGCGCAAAGAGCTTGAAGACGCAGATGCAATGCGAGATGCGCAGCGTAGTATGACTTGGTTTGCACTCGCAGGCATGCTACTCTATCCCGCAACAGTTATGGCTACAGAAATCTTTGATCTACACCAAGCCGCAACAATATTAGGAGATATGGCAGCCGTATACTTTGTTTCGGTGGCAGGTATTGTAGCAGCATTTTTTGGCACACAAGCTTGGAGCAAAAAGTAAATGGACTTTATTTTAGACTTAGCAGTAACTTTTTGGCAATGGACTATTGTTATATCACTTATACTTATAGGGTTTATAGCAAGTGTGTTTGATGGCCAAGGAGAAGACAGGATAGGCTTCTATTATACTGAGATGCCTCAGATGAGCCCTATTAAAATTGAAACAGCCGATAAGGGATTTTGGAAAGCAATCTGGATGTGGTTGTTCGGCGTTAGGCACTGGGAAATAACAAAAGACTTTTATTTCTCTTTGAAAGGAGAAGAGTATGTCATACCTCAAGGTTTCGAATTTGATGGTGCATCAGTACCTAAGTTTCTTGCAATGTGGCTTTCACCCACTGGCGTCCTTCTTATGGGCGGCCTTATTCACGATTATGGCTATAAGTACGGGACACTCTTAAGAAGTGATCGAACCAGCATAGGTACAAAGTCTCAAAAATGGATGGACACATTGTTTCGAGACATCTGTATTGAGCAAAATGGATTTAAACTTTTAAACTACTTAGCATACTGGGCACTTCGTGTAGGAGGCTTTGTAGCATGGAACGGACATCGTAAGCATGAACCAAAAGATTGAGCAAAAACAAGAAGAAGAACTTGTAACTGTAGGCCTCTGGGCAAAGATAAAACACTGGTGGCGTACTCTTATTCGAGAAGAGTGGGAGCTTACAGTTTTCTTTCCCGGTGACACACATTTTTTAGAGGATGGTTCAAGAATAGAAAGTGGCTCCCCTAAAACTTATCGAGCAAAGCAATTAATAAAAATTAGTACAACTCATATTATTTTTGTAGACCTGCTCGGTGTAAAACATGAAATTAAAGTTGTATCCCCCGTAGGATATGACTTGAGGAAGATATACTAATGCTAGGACTAATAAAGGCTGCGCCTCTAATACTTGTAGTAGCCGGAGGAGCTTATGCTTACCATACTACTACAGTAAGCAAGGCAGAAGCAAAAATTGCAAGGTTAGAAAGTAATGCTGTGGTTCTGAAAGAAAATGCTGCAAAACTTGATGCGGCATTCGAAAGTGAAAAAGCAGCAAGAGAACGCTCAGAACAAAACTTACAGATACAGCTAGAAGCAGTCAGTGCTTTAACAGAAAAGAATACTGAAATGCAAGCAGAAATGGACGATTATCTTTCTATATTTAAAAGACATAATCTGACTAAGTTAGCACGAGTAAAACCAGGGCTTATAGAACCACGAATAAACAAAGGCACAAAAGATGTTTTTGACGCGATAGAGCAAGATAGTGTAGAGGTGGAAAATGCGGATAGCAACTAGTTTTTTAATGATAGCATTTTTATCTGGCTGTTCTTTTATGAAAAGTGACCCTCTGCCTACCCCCGAACCTATCATAAAAACAGTTACGGAGTATAAAACACTGGAAATCTATCAGCCACAATTACCTAAAAGAATAGATTTGCAGGATGTAGAATTTTTTGTAGTAACAGAAAAAAATCTTGAAGAGCAGATAGCAAGAATTTCAAAAATGCAAGATGGTACTTTTGTTATTTTTGGACTAACTCCTCAAGACTATGAAAACATGGCGTATAATCTTCAAGAGCTACGTAGATATATTCGGCAACAAAAAGAAATTATTATCTACTACAGGAATGCTACGCAAGTAGAAGGACAGTAACCATGGCGGTAGAAGTTAGCCGTATAGATGTAATAACTGAAAAATTAGTCGATTTACAATCTGAGACAAGATTCCTCAAATTACCAGTATCTCAATATCTTGAGCTACTCGGCGTAAGTCCTCTGCCCTCTCAGATGGCAATTATAAATGCGGTAAATAATAATAAATATCGCTTCGTTGTCGCTTCTATTTCTAGACGACAAGGAAAAACTTATATTGCGAATATTATAGGACAACTAGTTTCGCTTGTTCCAGGATCAAATATTCTTATAATGTCTCCAAATTACTCCTTGTCTCAGATTTCTTTCGACTTACAAAGACAACTAATTAAACACTTCGATTTAGAAGTAGCAAAAGATAACGCAAAAGATAAAGTTATTGAACTTACAAACGGTTCTACAATTCGTATGGGTTCAGTAAATCAAGTAGACTCTTGTGTTGGAAGGTCATACGACCTAATTATATTTGATGAAGCAGCACTAGCGGATGGTGAAGATGCCTTTAATGTTGCTCTTCGCCCCACATTGGACAAAGACAATTCTAAAGCACTTTTTATCTCTACTCCACGAGGAAAAAATAACTGGTTCGCTAAATTCTATCATAGGGGATTTAGTGAGGAATTTCCTGAATGGGCGTCTATTCGCGCGACTTATAAAGATAATCCGAGAATGTCTGAAACGGATGTTGCGGAAGCTCGAAAAAGTATGTCCGAGGCTGAGTTTAAACAAGAGTATGAAGCCGACTTCAATACTTATGAAGGCCAGATTTGGAGTTTTAATCACGAAGAGTGTGTAGCAAATCTCGAAGAATTAGATACTCGCAGCATGGAAATTATCGGAGGTCTTGATGTAGGGTATCGTGATCCTACAGCATTTTGTGTACTTGGCTATGATTGGAATGAAGAAAAATATTATGTACTAGATGAGTACATGAATAACGAGAGCACAACTGAACAGCACGCAATTCAAATACAAAGATTAATGAATAAATGGGATATTGATTTTATATTTATCGACTCAGCAGCTCAACAGACACGATATGATTTTGCACAGCAGTACGATATAAGTACTAATAACGCAAAGAAGTCTGTTCTTGATGGTATTGCTCACGTTGAAAGAATTGTCGATAATGATAAACTTATTGTTTCACAAGACTGTAAAGAAACTTTAGCCTCTCTCGACCAATACCAATGGGATCCGAATCCTAACTTAGCAAGAGAAAAGCCCAGGCATAATATGGCGTCTCACATGGCGGATGCTTTGCGCTACGCATTATATTCTTTTGAGACTTCTTCAACAAGTTTTTAAGAGACCTTTCAAAAAATAGTATTTGACAATTTAGCCTTCCCGTTATATAATTCTGGTATAAAAATATGAAAAAAGCCCCGAAAAGAAAAAGTTCTAGGCTAAAAAGAGACCCGGTAAAATATATACGTGATAAGGCAAAATCATTATATAAAAAAGATAATGAATGTTACATTTGCGGTGTTTCAGTTACTTTAGACTTTCACCATTATTATACGTTAACGCCTCTATTAACAAAGTGGTTACGCGAAAAGAGAGCTTGCCGACCAGAACATTATGTAGACGAATATATTGTAGTTTGGCGGGACGAATTTATAGAGGATAACTGGGCAGAATTATACGATCATACCGTAACATTATGCCATAAGCACCATCTTTTACTTCATTCAATTTATGGACGTAACCCTTCACTAGCAACTGCTGATAAGCAAAAGAATTGGGTTAAAATACAGAGAACTAAACATGGCATGGTATAATTTTGGATTTGGTAAAAAGGATACGGAAGAAAAATTAAATCCGATTCAGCCATACTATGGTAAAACCACCGAACCAAGTAAAGAGTATACATATAGCTATGAAAGAGCTTACGAAGATTTAGAAATTGTAAATCGTGGAGTAAACATTCTAGTAGACGACTGTGCGGAAATAGACGCAGTTGTTCATGAACAACTACCCACGCAAGGAGTTATAAAAGGTGTTAAAGGCTCGAGAATAAATAAACTTTTAAATCAAGAGCCCAACCCTTTTCAAGATATTTCTTCTTTTCGTCGTAATCTTTTTACAGACTACGTACTAGATGGTAATATTTTTATTTACTATGATGGAGTACACCTCTACCACTTGCCTGCTAGTAAAATGACTATTCATGCGTCAGCTAAAACATTTATAGATTATTACAGTTTTGATGGAGAAAGTCAAAAGTTTTCTGTTAATGAAATTATTCATATAAAAGAGAACTCTTTCTACTCTATTTATCGTGGAGTATCACGACTTAAGCCTGCTTTACGAACAATGCTCCTTATGAGAAGTATGCGGGATTTCCAAGATAACTTTTTTAAGAACGGCGCAGTCCCGGGACTAGTAATTAAATCGCCCAATACTCTGTCGGAAAAGAATAAAGAAAGAATGATTCAATCCTGGACAGCTCGTTATCGTCCAGATGCGGGCGGAAAGAGACCTTTAATACTTGATGGCGGTATTGAAGTAGATGAGCTTTCAAAAATTAATTTTCGAGAGCTCGATTTCCAACAAGCTATTACAGAAAACGAAAAGATTATTTTAAAAGCATTAGGAGTTCCTCCAATATTAATGGACTCTGGAAATAATGCTAACATTCGACCAAACATGCGAATGTACTATTTAGAAACGATCTTACCTATTGTAAAGAAGGTGAACAAATCTTACTCACGATTTTTTGGCTTTGACATAGGAGAAGATATTACAGATATTCCTGCCCTACAGCCTGAGCTGAGGGACCAAGCAACTTTTTATACTTCACTTGTAAACGCAGGAATTATAACCCCCAATGAAGCTAGAGTTGCTATGAATTTTGATGAACTGCCGGATGCAGACGAAATTCGTGTACCTCGAAACATAGCGGGCAGCGCAGTAGATCCATCACAAGGTGGTCGGCCTACTGAAAACGGAGACGAGGACTAATGGCTTCACGAAACAGACTACGACAATCTGTTAGTAAAAAACTAGCAGAACAATTTAAAGCGTGGGGGTTTCCCAAAGATATTGATTACAAAAGCTACTGCGGTATTGTAGATAGCCCCGTAACCCCTAAAGAAATTCAAAAGTCTTTTTATAACTGGAGAACTGCTGTACATTCTGTTAGTATTGTAGATAAAACAGTATTTGCTCCTAAGCCTGCAGCAGCTCCTAAAAAAGAGGCTCCAGCCCCTAAAAAAGAACCTGCTAAGAAAGTAGAGAGTAAGAAAGATGATTAATAAAGTTTTTAATCTTACGTCTACCTTTAAAGCGCTTCACGAAGATGATGACGGAAGCGTTCATATCTGCGGAATGGCAAGTACACATGATGAGGATCGTGCAAACGACGTTATTATGGCAGAAGCTTGGACGAAGGGTGGACTTGGTAACTTTGAGAAGAATCCTATTATTCTTTTCAATCATGACTATAATAAGCCTATTGGACGTGCTACAGGACTTAAAGTCACTGAAAACGGTCTTGAACTAAAGGCTAAAATTTCTAAAGCTGCGCCCGATCATGTAGCGCAATTAGTAAAAGAAGGCATTCTTGGAGCTTTTTCTGTTGGTTTCCGAGTCAAGGATGCTGATTATATAACGGAAACTGACGGATTAAAGATTAAGGATGCTGAGTTGTTTGAAGTATCAGTGGTATCGGTACCTTGCAATCAAGCAGCAACTTTTTCTCTGGCGAAGTCATTCGACTCTATGGACGAGTATAATGAATTCAAGAAAACTTTCACCAATCGTGTAGATCTAGCCGGTCAGTCTCTGGCTAAGGATGAAAATTCATCGGTAGCTAGTGAAACACCGGACGAAGCGGAAATTTCCGTGAAACAGGAGATCAAAATGTCGGAAGAAGTACAAACTCCCGAAATCGACTTGGAAGCTTTTGCGAAGAAAGTAGCAGAAGAGACTGCTGCTAAGATTGCAATGAAGCAAGCCGAGCAAAAAGCTGCCGATGATGCGGCAGCACAAGAAGTTGTTGAGAAAGCTCAAGCAGAAGCCGAAGCTAAAGCTCAACAAACACAAGAAGTACAAGCAGCTATTAAAGTTGGTGTCGAATCAGGCGCTGATCGTTTGATGGCTGACGTCGAAGCTAAAATGGCTGAGAAAGATGCAGACATGGCCCAGGTCATCGAGCAGTACAAGAAAGACCTAGAAGAGAAGAGTGTAGAGCTCGAGAAAATGCGCGAGTCTAAGCGTGTATTCGCAGATCGTTCATCCAACGATCTTGAGAAGCACTCTAAAGACTTGATGTATGCTCATATGCTGGGTGTATTCACTAATAAAGGCTGGGATACCCAGTATGGCCGTGATACCCTTGAGAAAGCAGGTATGGCGTATCCGAGTGCTAACTCAGGTACTCCTGCACTCGCAACTAGCGTACAAGCAGCTCTTGAAAAGGAAGTTCAGTTCCAGTATCGCTTGGCTCAAGCTTTCCGTGAACTCACTATGCCTTCACAGTCTATGGTTCTGCCTCTGCAAAGCGATACCTCAAAGGCTGTCTTCCACACCGGTGGTGAGTCTGAGCGTTTTGTAGGCGGCACTGCTAATTCTGGTGCTGGTACTGGTGTAACTAATGATGGCGGTACTGCGGGCACGTTTGATGTCTCTCAGATCGTTCTTCAGGCGCACCGCATGATTTCAACTACGTTCCTTGATAATCACATTGATGAAGAGCTTCTTGTTAACCTCCTCCCAATGATGACTGAGAACGTTGCGCGCGCTCACGCTCGTGCTGTTGATGACATGATTCTGAATGGTGTATCTTCGCCTGCAATTACTGGTGTTGCTACTATGGCTACCAATGTTACCCTGTCAGCCGCCAATCAGGTTTCACTTTCGGCTGCCGATTCTTTGACCGCAGCCGCTCTTCTTGAAGCACGTTCTGCAATGGGCAAGTATGGCCTTTCACCCACTGATGTTACCTTCATCGTCTCTCAGAAGCGTTACTACGATCTGATTGCTGATCCGGGCTTCGCAGACATCACGGATGTCGGTTCTGACGTAGCAACCAAGCTTGTTGGTGCTATCGGTTCTGTTTACGGTTCACCCGTACTCATCTCCGATAACTTCGCTGCTACAGAAACTACGTCTACTGATATTGCTTACGCAATTAATACGTCCAACTTTGTGATCCCACGTCTCCGTGGCGTCAGTGTTGAGCAAGACTACGAAGTACGCGAGCAGCGTCGTTTGGTAGTTGCTAGTCAGTCTCTCGGTTTCGACCGTTTGTTCGGCGGCAACAATGTCAACAACCCTGCAGCAATGGCTATCAAGCCTGTTACCTAATAGGCTTTTTTTGCAAACTGGGGAGGCTCGCCTCCCCAAGTTTTTACTAATATACTTATGGCTAGAGATCTTATAACATTACAAGAATATAAGGATATGGAAGGAATTTCCAATCCAAAAGATGACTATAATTTAGATCGACTAATTGATGCTGTGAGTGCATTAGTAAAAACTTATTGTGCTACAAGTTTTGTAGACTTTTATAATGTAAATAAAGTTGAAACCTTTCATCCAAGATGGAGGTCTAATATTATACAATTAACAGAAACTCCTCTAGTTTCTGTAAGTCTTGTCGAAGAAAGGGATAATCTTACTTCGGCCTACACTACTCTAACGGTAGACAAAGATTATTATCTAAATATGGAAACAGATAGTCTATTTAGAGTGACTTCCGTCGGAGGAGATAAAGACTGGTCAATAGGCCCCGGGGCTGTAAAAGTTACGTATCGTGCAGGGTATGCTTCTTGCCCCCTTGATTTGAAACTTGCAGTAATTGATCTTGTAACTTATTACGCAAGAGATGAGTATAAAGAACGACGAACTTTAGCTGGAGCAACGTTACAGAATCCTGCTACAAGTCGTCAAGATAGTAGCGTAGCTTTCCCAGATCATATCAAGCGTGTACTAGACCTATATAAAAACTTTTAATGGCAAATAGTGGCTTAGCAAAAATGGCAAAAAGAGCACTAACTAGGCTAGATGCTCAGATTCGAGAAGATGTTGAAGTTTACCAAGGACAGGTTTTTATATGGGATCGAAAGGGTTTTGAAGAGCTGGTAGGTTTAAACGCCTCCGATGCAGTAGTTTCTAAACTAGTTAGTAGTTATAGAACTCAATTGAAACAAGCAGATAAAAACATTTTAAGAGTAAAATCTGTAGGGAAAAGACTCGCAACTGCAAAGTTGAATATAATTAGTAAAAAGATAGAGGGGTACGACCCCTCTAGGCATGAAGTCTACGCAGTATATAACTTTGGCACCGCAGAAAGAATAAAAAGAAACATAGGTAGCCAGTACGAGAAGTTAACAGGAAGAGACTCCAAAGAAATCACAGGCCGACTTGATAAAGGGGATAGAGCCTCGGAAGCAGGAGGAGTACAGGTAGGCCACGGAGAGTTCGGGCACGCAGTAAGTACAACAAAAGTCCTTGGCGCAGAATCTGTTATGAAAACTAAAACTTCTATGCAGAAGTATAGTAATACAGAGGGCTATAAAAGATTAGAGTCCCACATTACTACTTACAAAGAAAGAATGAATGTAAATTTAAGTATTGACCACTACCAAGAAGTGTCTGCTAGAGGTAAATTAAAGAAAACATATACACCTATACTTTCTTCGCAAGGAACAGGCGAAAACTTATTAGACGCAATGGAAGAAAGAGAAGCTTTAGCAGAGCTTCGCAAATCGATGGAAGAAGAGTACTTAAATATTGTGGATCAAAAAGGGTCTCGAAGTCTTCTACAAGCTATAGATGATACAACAACTTACACTTTAATAAAAGGCGTAAAAATAGCTAAATATAAAGGAGATGCCAAACCTAAAAAAGTAGTAAAAAGTAGAGGTAAGGGCAAGGCCAGCAAAACTATAAATAAAACTGCGAAAGTAGGAGTTATAAAAGGAACGGGAGCTCCAGCTCCAAAAAATAAAAGAAAAACTAAGCGAAGTAGCACTTCTATAGTGAATCTTATAGGAGTTTTTAATCAGCAACTACCTAAAACAGTAGCTAAAAATATGCGAAATCCTGCTTTACAGTACCAAACAGGACGTTTCGCTAGTAGTGTGCGAGTAACTGATATTAACCAAACACAGCAAGGATTTCCAAGTATAGGGTATACTTATATGAGAAACCCGTATGAAACTTTTGAAGTTGGGAATCGACAAGGCACAATAGAGAGAGACCCCAGGAGACTAATTGAAAAATCTATTAGAGAAATTGCTACAGGTATGGCAATTGGACGATTCTACACACGGAGAAATTAAATGGGAGCCTATAGCAGAACGTATACTACTAGACGAACTTCCATTGTTGAAGCTCTCGTAGATAAACTTAAAGGAATAGATGGTAATGGAGGTTTTCTTGTAAATTTATTTAATAATGTGCACCCTCGATTAAAATTTTGGGATGAAGTTACGGAGTTTCCTGCGGTACATTTAAGTGCCGGTAGTGAGACACGGGAGTATCAAGGAGGCGGGTATAGAGATCGATTTTTGTCGATAACAATTCGCTGTTATGTAAATGAAGAAGATGCTACTATAGCTCTTGATAAACTTTTAGAAGATATAGAAACAGTTTTAGACACTAATAGTCAGCTTAGTTATCTAGATAAGCAAAATAATACACAAAAAACGCATCAAATTTCCATCATCAGTATAGATACAGATGAAGGAGTACTAGAACCTCTAGGAGTAGGAGAAATTCTCATAGAAGTTCGATATTAGAAAATACTGACACGAATCAAAAGATTCACGTTCAAGTCTTTTCAAGTCTCATAGGAGAAAAACTATGGCTGCAAATTTGCAACTGAGTAGAAATACTCACGTATTCCTAGAGAAAACACAGGCAGCATACTCAACTCAAACTGCTGATTACCTGTGGCAGATTCCTGTTCTCGATGGATACTCTTTCTCGCAGGCTGTTGCGACTTCAGAAATTACTCTGAACGAAATGGCGCGAGATTCAAACTTATCAACTCGCAGGGCGCGAGCAATGTTTAACGATGCTCTTGAGCCAGCAGAATGGTCTTTTACAACTTATATGCGCCCAAATAATAATGGTACTTCCGTTGATGAAGCACTGTGGGCAAATATGCTTGGTGACGTATACTATGATGGTGCAGATTGGCAAACAGTGTCTTCTACTCCAAATGGTCCCGTTACTCGTACAGGCGCTTCTCAAACTGTAGTATTTGACACTGAAGACTCCAACTATGTACAGCTTGGTCGATTTAATCTTTACTTTGTTCTAGGAGCTTGTGGAGATACCGCAAATTCTTCATATAGTCAAGCAAATGGACAAACTATTTATAAACTTGCAGATTGTGTTGTAAATAGCGCAGCAATTGAATTTGATATTGATGGTATTGCTCAAATCACTTGGAGCGGTTTCGGTACCCAGATTCAGCAGCTAGCTACTGCAAATATGTCTGGTAATTTGACAGTTACTGGTATTAGCTCTACTAAGAACTTTATCAAGAATCGTTTGACCCAACTAACCGTAGTTCCTGGTGCAGTAGGTGCGGCAGTAACAAACCAAGATACTGATGTAGCAAATGAATTTGACGCACAGTATTATCTTACTCTTACTGGAGGAAGTATTTCTTTTGAGAATAATATTAGTTTCTTGACTCCAGAGGAGCTTTGTAAGGTAAATATTCCTATTGGCCACGTTACGGGCACTCGTAGTATCTCAGGCAGCTTTACCTGCTACTTAGATGACTCTCAGCTTCAAGCCGATGGAACAAGTGCGGGATCCACTTCTTCCAAGCTATTTAAAGACTTGGTGGATGATGAAGCTCGTGGAGTTGTACAAAATGATTTCAACTTGGTGTTTGATGTTGGTGGTACAGCAGGAATTCCTCGTGTTCAATTCAACTTTGCGAATGCGCACCTTGAAATTCCAAACCTCAATATTGAAGATGTTATTTCGCTTGAGACCAGCTTCCACGCCATTCCGACTAGTTTGGACGGCGCAGACGAAGCAGTTATTACATATGTTGGCCCAGTCACTTTGTAATCACTAAAACTTAAAAGGGGCTGCGGCCCCTTTACCTTTCAAAAAATATTTCTTGACTTTTAACTGCTTTTGTAATATACTTATATTTCAAAAATAAAATTTTCTTTTATACGAGGCTATAAATAAATGAGTGACAACACCCCTATCTCTCTTTCGAGTCTTATGACTCCAAGTAAAACAGTAACTTTGGATTTTCCAGGGTATTCTGGATTTAATGTAGATGTAACATATTTGGCTCGAGAAGAGCTGTTAAAACTTCGAAAGAAGTGCTTAACTACAAAATTTAATCGCAAGACGCGACAACCTGAAGAAGAACTGAATGAAGATATGTTCTTGGTTGAATATGTAAAAGGAGTTATTAAAGGCTGGAGCGGTCTCAAATATCGATACCTAGAAGAGCTTCTTTTGGTAGATGTTTCTGAGTTAAGTCCAGACGATGAACTTCCCTTTACACAAGACAACGCAGAGCTTTTAATGAAAAACTCTGGAGATTTTGATACGTGGGTTACTGAGGTTGTTGGTGACCTGGAAAATTTTACCGGGAACAAGTAGCTGAAATACAAAAGCTACTTAAAAGGTATATAGAGCAAAGAGGCTCTAAGTTTGACGTAGAAAAATATCTTACAATTTGTGAACAGCTAGGTCAAGAACCTGACCCTGCCAAGATGCCGCTCGAAGCTTCAGACTTTCCTGAAGAAGTTCAAGTGGCATTTTTTATATATTCTTTATTTTCAGATAATTGGGAAGGAATGAGTGGAACCTATTTAGGAAAAGACTGGACAAATGTTGAGTACTATTTTAAGATATATAAAGTTGAAGACCCTTCAACAGTTCTTTACTTTATGCACGTATATGACGAGCTTGTAGTTCAAAGTAGAATGTCACAAGCAGAAGCTAAGCGCAAACAACAAGAGAGAAGATCTAAAACAGGCGGCGGGAAAAACTTTGCCCATAAGATTCAAGGCTAATGGCTAAAAAAATACAGATTGATATAGAAGTCAATGGCAAAATGCAGAAAGCTACTGTTTCTGCAAAAAAGCTAAACCAAGCACTAGACGGAACGAGCAAAAGTGCTAGAGAAGCTGATAGAAATATTAAAGGCGTAGCGCAAGCTTCTGCAAATGGGGCTAAAAACTTTTCAAAAATGTCTCAAGGTATGGGGGGTCTTGTAGGGGCTTATGCTGCTTTAGCTGCGTCTTTATTTGCTGTATCTGCCGCGTTTAATTTTCTAAAAAGAGCCGGCGAAATAAAATCTTTACAAGCAGGACAGGTAGCTTATGCTTCTGCTACCGGTACTTCTTTGTCTGCTTTAACAGAAAATATTATTCAAGCTACGAATGCCCAAATCGCATTTAGAGATGCAGCACAGGCCGCCGCTATCGGTACTGCGGCAGGACTCGGTGCAGATCAATTAGAGCGTTTGGGTAAAGCAGCTGCTGATGCTTCTCAAGTTTTGGGAAGAGATGTAACAGACTCATTTAATCGTTTAATTCGTGGTGTCACAAAAGCAGAACCAGAACTTCTTGATGAATTAGGTATTATTCTTAGATTAGAAAATGCAACAAATATGTATGCATCGGCTTTGAATAAAAATGCAAAAGAATTGACAGCTTTCGAAAGAAGCCAAGCGGTAGCAAATGATGTATTAGCCCAGGCAGAAGATAAATACGGACGAATTCTAGATATTACAGGTAGAAGCCCAAATCAGTACGCACAGTTGGGTAAAGCTTTTGATGACCTAGTTATGAAAGTTCAAAAAGTAGTTGATGTAGTTGCTGGTCCTCTGGCTAAAGTTCTTCAAGATACTCCTGCTTTGGCAATTGCTTCATTTTTACTCTTGCTAAGAGGGCCTTTGGCAGCACTTGGAATTAACTTCCAAGAGATGGCTACAAATGCAAGTACCTCAGCAACTAAACAAGTAAACGCTTTAAAAGCTGTAAAACTAGAAGCTGCTAGAGCAGCAAAAAGTGTAAAAGTTTTAAAGACAGAATTCGCAGCGCAAGCAGGAGCTGCGGCCGCTATTAATAAAGATAGTAAAGTACTATCCCGTGCTGCTCTAGGAACAATGAAAGGAGCAGATTTTTCCAATTTAGATAAAGCCTTAAAATCTGCGGAAGCTCAGTATGCAAGTCATAAGAGGATAACTACCGGCATATTTAAAGGCATGTCGATTGAAATGGTACGTTCTGTAAATGGCGCATTTATTGAAATGCAAAGAGCCCAAGATGTAACTGTTTCAAAGACAAAAGTTGCAACAACTCAAATGAAGTTAATGTATACTGGCCTAGCAACCGTAATCAAAACTGCGGGTGCTGCTCTATTAAATTTTGCAACAAAGATATTGAGATTTGCAGGTTATGTAGGTATCGCTGTAACTATATATCAAGTTTTAAAAGATTTACTTTTTGGAACAGAAGAAGCAACTGATAAAGCTTCAAGCGCCTTAGAGCGCCAAAGAAAAACAATAGAAAAAGTCACAGGAGATTTAGAGCATTTTGCAGAAATTCAAGGAATTTTAGCAGAAAACTCGAAAAATCTATCAGGTTTTGGAAACATAGGAAATGCTTTAGGTAATTTAACCGGAAGCACTTTAACTACTGCGATCGGCGATCTTAAAGAATATGGTGATATACAAAACCAAATAGCCAAAGAAGCGGCTATGAGATCCGGTCGTACAAACAATATGAAAGATATGTTTGGGGACTTTGTTGGAGGTAAATTAGGCGGTCTATTTGGTTATGGTGACGAAGTTTTATTTGGCACTGAGCAAACAGAGGCAACAGAAAATGCAAAGAAAACTTTTGACGAAATAAAAAATGCTATTATCGCAGTAGAAAATGAGACTGGTAGAAGTATGACTACTTTCACTAAACTGAAAATAATGTTATCCAACCCAGATCAATATCCTACCGAAGATATAGAGGCATATATTAAAAGAGCGCAGGAACTAGGAAAACAACTTTCCGAGTATCCTCGAATAGCACAAACTGCTAGTCAATCTTTACTTAACTTTAGAAATAGTATTGCACCTATTACTAAAGCACAGCAGACTATAAATGATTTACAAGCTCAAATAAATGCCATAAGAGCTCCCGCCGAACAACAAGAAACTAATTTAACTCAAGAAGAACTAGATAAAGTAGCTAAGTTGGAGTCACAAGTTCGTCTTATCGCAGATCATCGTGATAGAGCACATCGAGCAGCCATGCGCCAACTGGCAACACAGTTAAAGATTACGAACGAAGTTGTAGGAGAAAGCAAAGCTGCTCAAGCCGTTAGAGAAGCTCAAAATGCAGTAGTTCAAAATTCCGATAAGCAGTTAGATATTCAAGAAAAAATAAAAGATATTGTAATAACAAAAAGAGGCTTAGCAGGCCAACTTACCGCAGAGGATATACAACAATTAGAAATTTTAGGCGCTCAACTAGCTATAGAACAAAAAATTGCAGGTATTTTGCAACAAAAACTAGCTCTTGAAAAAGAGCTTAAGCCTCTTCGTGACTCACAGACTGTCGCACAAGTAGAAGATCGAAGACTACAGTCTTTACAACAATTAGTTGGTTTAGAGCAGAAAAAAATGGGCTATGTAAAAGAGCAGGCAGATGCTCTTGAGAAAGTTTTAAATGCTCGGCTCGATAGAGCTCTTATGTCAGCTAGAAGCGAAGGAGGCTTTATAGATCCTCGTAAAGAGCAACAAGCTAGAATTAAACTAGAAGAGCATCTTGTAAAACTAAAAACTGCACAAATTAATCGCGAATATAAAATGAAACTGACAACTCTTGCTCTAGAAGAGCAACAGTTAAAAGTAAAAAATAGACTTGCAAAAATACAATACCAAATTGCGGTAAAAGAAAATCCAGAGCTCAAGGACGCCGCAACTCTAGCTATGTTTGATGCAATTGATAAGAGTATATCAGAGACAGCTAGATTAGGTAGAGAAACAGCTGCGATTACAAAAAATGCTGCACTTGAAACTGTAGATCTAACCCTTGATAAAATGAAGCAAGCTCTTGAAGATATGTCCTTACAAGGGCAGATGGCAAATGCATTTGAGTCAGGATTTCGTGATGGATTAAATAATGCACTTTCTGGTTTAATTTCTGGAGATATGAGCTTTAAAGAAGCTCTAAAATCTTTTGCGGATACTCTTTTAAATGCTATGGTTGCAAAACTTCAGTCCATACTTGTAGATGCAATTATGCAAGGAATATTCGGACCTGAAGAAGATCCTGCAGAAAAAATGGAAAGAGTACTAAAAGAAGAAAAACTTTCAAAAAATGTAGGCACCGCAATAGAGCAAAAAGGTAAGGAGCTTGTTACCGGCATTGAAAATGCTCTAAGCAGTACTGTAGAAAATCAAGTAAAAGTACAATGCTGTGATTTAAATACTCCTGACCCTGTAGTAGTAAACAACTCAAAAGAACTCGCTAGAGATATTGCAGAAGCTACCCAACCCACCGATGCACAAAAGCTTATACAAATGGTAGGAGCCGTTGCAGTCGGTATGATAGGAGCAAAAAAGGGAGGAGACGAAATGGGCGAGGAAAACAAGTTTAAAAAATGGGGGTTAAAAATAATAGCAGCTCCTTTTGCTCTAATTGCAAAAGGATTCCAAAAACTTTTTGGAAAGCTGGGGAGCCATCTGTATGACGCTAGAACAGGAAGATATATAGGCGATGTAGATAATAATATGAGAAGCGGTATTGCAGGCCCTCCAAACGCAAGGTTCCGAGCAGATGAAGCCGCAGACGCAGTTCGAAGCGGAAATGCAATAAGTGCCGAAGGACGTGCTGGAGGATTTTTTGAAAAACTAAAATACATTCTTACGTATCCTTTTATGATAATGCAAAAATTCATGAGAGGAGAGATAGACCGAGATATGACAAAAGGTATTGCGGGGCCCCCTCGACCTGGCACCGATATGAGACAAGATGAAACTGGAATGTTTGGAAGTATTTTTACATATGTTCAAAAGTTCTTTGGAAAAATAGGAGATGGAGCCGGTAATTTATTTGGGTGGTTTAAAGGACTATTCGGGGATAAAAAAGAGACAGGGGGCTTAGACTTTATGGCTTTCGCAAAAGATATTCTTGGAAGTAGCGAAGGAGGAGGAAGCGGTATTATAGGACTGTTTATGAAATTATATTCTATGTTCTCTGGTATGTTCGGTGGCGGTAGCGGCGGTGGCGGTGGTTTCGGAGACATATTTGGTACGATTGCTTCGATTTTCACAGGAGGTGCCGGTGCTCGTTACGGAGGGCTTATGAAGCCCCCCGCAGGTTATAGATCAGGAGGAATAGCAGCA